CGAGTCTGAGTCTATATAATAGTTTGTAGTAGAGCACGCGCCACAGCATAATGAGAAAGGATTACTCTCGTGGTAGCACAGCTCTATCTCCAACATACTTCTATAATCCCAAACAAGATATAGATAGTCGAAACCTGCCAATGTCACATCATTTATAGTCGCACGATACTCTCCAGTTATAGGAGTTATAGTCGTTAACAAAGGAAGTAACTCGCTTGCTGTGTATAAGTTATTAGATACTAAGTACTTGAACGAGTTTAGGGCTGGATTAAATACAAACGTGTCTCCTTCTATCTTTTTTGAAACAAGTTTTATATCACTTCCGTCCGCTGGTATCATACCCTGAGACAGTCCTCCAAACTGACTTGCGTACAGAGACACTCCGTCCGCCTCCATAGTTATAAAGTCACCTAAATTTGGACTGCTGTAGCCTGATAAGCTCCATCCATAACTATTGTGTATGGTCTGATCCTCTAAGCTTGGGTTGTTATATACAACTCTGTATACAGTTATAAAATCAACTATATTAACGCACGATGTACTTGTAGAGTAAGACGCATTGGTAGACGTTATAGTAACCCTAATAGTGTTAGGAAGAACCTCTGTCTTTTGAAATGTAAAGTCATAGGTGTCAGGATCAGTATAATTTTCATCCGATATAACACCACCATCGTACTCAACCGTAATATCAACCTCTCCGTCAAACAACGTAAGGCTTACAGTAACCTCTCCTATATCATTACCTATCTCTACGTCAAACTCATACACCCCGTTCACATTATTTTTAGATATAGTAACACCACACCCGTAAACATCTAGATCTGTAGGCATAGCTGTCTCTGTAAGGTGAAGAACGTACTCGTCCATATATGGATCGTAACCACCTATCTTAAAGTAGTTCTGTGAGTTCTTGAACTCATCTCTGAACCAGTACTTCATACCCATATCAGAGACAACACTAAGCGCATCACTCTGAGCTGATCCACCCCTTAGGTTTAACACTGAATTACGCTTGATATCTGTAAAGTAAACCTCACCACCAAACACAGCAAAGCTCTCTGGGTTGTTACTTATTCCGTAGTCCTCAATCCTTGCGATCTGAGTACCAAGTACCTCTGGTATAGATGCAATCTGTCCACCTCCAGCGGAGTCAGACAGTAAGTTCTTGCCAGCTAAAATATATGACACCTTATCCTCCTGCAAAACTAGAACGTCTGTACGTCTAGCGTATAATCTATTGATAGGTCCGAAAGACTTCTCTAGGTCCTTAAAGTTTGCCAGTGATAGGTTGAACTCGTTTAACTTGTTTATGTTTGTCTCTGCATTATATATTCCGCTGTACGTCATAGATGCGTACCTGTGAGCCTTTCTGTACTGTTCCTGAGCCACAGCGGTAACACGCTCACCTAAGTAGAACGGATCACCAGTAAGCGCGTCATTTATCTTGTAGGATTCAACTCCATTACCAAAGCTAAAGCAGTCAAAGAAGTTAAGCGTAACAACAGCTGGATCTGTAGATGTTTGATCTTCATCATCAGGAGCATCGCCACTCATATGGAATCTATCCTCATCTATAGGGAAGCTATCGCTACCCTCGTAGAAAATCTCTCCATCAGCATCTAAAGCCTCTGTCTCAAATACAAGAGTTCCATTAGCCTGTTGTATAGTTATAACTATATCGTTGTATGCTCTTTTTCCGCTACATCCTGGGATTCCAGACGCTACAATTAAATACATACTTCCATCAGAAAAAGCATCCTCCTCAGTCTGTCCAAATCCAACTTGGTTTAATGCAGTTTGATCAAAAGGCTCAATAAAAGGATATACAGGGATTGTAGATCCATTACTTGCTGTTGTTGTATTATTAAATATACCAGTGTCGTTTAAGGTATTATATTGTACCGTAGTTGTTACATCGGCAAGTTCATCTCCCCCTCCTTGAATACCTTCTTCAAAATTTATATTTTGCTCTATACAGAAAGTATAAAAGCTATCGTAGTCTGAATTTGCTACAAATGATTTCTGATATAAATAACTATAAGATCCACATTCAGAATCTAATCCAGCAGCGTTTCTATTTATTCTCCACTTTATATTTATAATACTTCCAGCAGGTATATCGTAAGGTATGTACCTTTGATTTAATGATGAATTAGGAGATATTGGATCAAAATCAGGGTTTTCATAAAAAAGCTTAACAGCATTTTGTCTGTATGAACCACTCCTAGGATATCCTGGACTTCCCTTTATAACCGAAGGCTCTATAAATGAATTCTCTCTATACTCTGCTTGAAATTCAGAAGCCTTTAGTCTCATGTAAGTTCCAGCTGGCTCGTATACTATATTGTCATTATTGGCTCCGCTTATAAAATTATTAGACTGAGCCTTAACCTCTAAAACTTCAGTAGTAACTAAAGAATTAACATAGCCATCAGTGTCCATCTTTACAATAAGAGTATCACCAACTCTTGCCTTGCTTATATTCTCTCCCTCTAACTTAAACCAAGTAAATCCAGTAGTATCAGGGAAAAATAAACTTGTATAAATTGTCTCATACTTTGACTTAGACGGTTTTACTACAAACTTATATCTCTTAGCCCAAGAAGGAGCTAGGTTATTTATTGTAGCAACTATAAAGTTTTTCGTATCAGAAGCTGAAGCTGGAAAGAATACTGTGTTTCCATCACAAACTAATGCAGTAGAACTTCTTAGGTACTCATCCTGATATACAATACCTACCTCAAAATCTCTATTACTGTGTAGACTTCTTCTTGAATTTATTTTTGTTATAGACGCTATTGTATTTGCATCTGAAAAGTACTCATAAGCATATACATTTAAACTTGTGTCGTCATCAAAGCCTACAAACTCCATAGCGGGAATCTGTATGTATATTATATTAGGATCTAAAGGAGATGATGTTATAGTAAATCCTTGTCCGATAGCACTAATACCACTACCTTCTTTTTCCCAACCGTCATTTACAGGAGCGCATATAACATCCTTAGCTGTTATTGCACAGTTAAAGTCGTCAGTAACAGAAAATCCTGTATTACAACTAGACAAAGCTAACCCTGAAAAAATACTTGCAATAAATCCAGGATCTACAGATAGTTGATAAGCACTAGCAAAGTCATTCTGTATGTTAAAAGAATAATTATATTCGTAGTTATTCTGCGGAGCTGCACATAAACCAACTCCATCATATAAATCACTGCCTCCAAATATATTATGAATAATAGAAAAGTCAATATTAAGTATTGAATTTTCTTCTATTGCAATTCCTGTAAAGTCTAACTTTATTTTACTTCCAGCGATTGTTTTTGGATCAGAAGGGTTTATATTATAAACTACTCCAGTTTCGTTTGTAACTTGTATTTCAGACACATTTATGTCCTCGCTAACACCAACAACATCATAATTAATATTTGTGTCAATATCGTAACCGTCTACATAGTTTCCGTACATAAGCCTATTACCCATAGTGGTCTGAGACTTAGCTGTTAGAGGCACGTTATCAAAAAGTCTTGTCAACTCTGAACTTGGAAGTGAAGTGTATATTTTTTTATTATCAAAATTAATTGATTGAATCTGATCATCTCCCCATCCATTTTCTTGCTTTATGTATCTCTCTATAATATTTACAATACTTGAGTCAGACAGTTTAAAGCATAAGTCAATCTGTATAACATTTTCGTTTCCAGTATTAAATGAAACATTTACAGAATTGTATAAATTCTGCATAGCTCCATTACCATAAAATGTATAGTCAACAAAAAATGCCTTTGGCTCAAACGCTATATCACTAAACTGAGATAGTGCACTATACTCTCCATCCTTGTACTTATATCTATAAGAAAATGATATGAACTTATCAGTCATATAGTTCTTCTCTCCAGACAATGGATTTGCAATAACTACAGGAGACTCTAATGGTGGAGCAACAATAACAGAGATGTCATCCTCTGTAATGTTATCTACTCCCATTGTAGGATACGCGTACGATCCTCTTGTATTTATTCGTCTTGGAGGATTAAGATTATCCGTCCAGAATAAGAGACCGTCAATTAAGTCAATACCGTTTACCAGGTACTGAGTGTCAAAATTTAATACAGTGGTAGATATAACGTGGTAAATAAGTGTACTTGTTCTTTCATTGTAAGATAGAACCATATCTACATTCCCTGGATCTGTTACGAACCAGTATATTGTCTCGTGTTGACTATCCTCATACGCACCAATACATTTTGCGTTGGTAGATAAAGGATCGCCTTCATAAAGAATAGACGTTATCTTAGTATTACCTAATGAGTTCTCAATAGCACCAACGCTATTGTTTTCAGTAGATCCTATCCTTATATTTAACGCGTCAACATATTCTCCATCTGGAAGAACTCTCTCGTCAAGCGACTTATTCATTCTACCCTTAAGGAACGTAGTATTTAAATCCATACCTATTTAATCCACTTATCTTTGCCCCTCATATTCATCAATAATCTTCCAGGGTGTATGTTACTCAATCTTATCTTTGCGTTTCTTAAAAGGGCTGTCTTTTCTTTCTTAGCCCTTTCAATTACATACTGCTGAACTCCGTACTTGTTTGTAAGCACGTTATACTTAATATATGCGTACAAGAACTCCTCAGCCATCTTGTTTACAGTAACCTCAGAGTCGTCTCCTCCCTCCATACCGTCAGTAACGTACTCAAGTATGCAAAGCTGACCAGCCATTCCTGATCCAAAGTTTATAACACCTGACTTCTTGTCTATTCTGTACGTAGGGTTTACGTTTGCAGTCTCTGTGTTCAGACCGAATCTTGCCCCGATAGTGTGGTTGAAGTACCACTTACCGTCAAGGTTGTATCCTTCTAGTCCGTTAAAATCACCGTCGCCTAGGTAGATGCTCTTGTTTAACTTATGTATTCTGTCGTAGTCCAAAATAGATGTTCCCTCCAACACGTTTCCGTCCTGATCGAACAATACTCTACAGCTGTTATCCTGTAGGTACGAGTTACTATAGTTGGTCTGAATATTCTCAGTCAGTGGTCTTAACACACCATCCTTGTACAATGATATTCTAACGTAATTAACGTAGTCTGGTGGTAGTACCAACTTAAGGTCATCACATATACTAAGCTCAACAATCTTAATCTCTTTTAAGGCATCGTAGTTCAATTCTTGAATACCTCTCTTTGCGTGAAATAAGATCTCGTACTTGTCAACATTATTAACAAGCTTATTGTTACCTACATACATCAACATAAAGTTGTTAACTATATCCTTTAGTGATACATACTGGTACGTTCCCCAGTTTTCATTCTCTGGAGAATTTCCAGCGTTCTCATAGTATTGATAGCCAGTTAAGTATGCCATAATTATTGTTGTTGACTAAATGTTGGTTGTTCGTGTTGTTCTTGACCTAATGCGTAAGCAGCAACCTCTTGCTCTCTTATTGATATTCCTGAGTACTGTAGTATCTTCATAACCAGTTTATACTCGTCCTCCGCTGGAAGCTGGAAGTCTTGGTAATCTAGTTGAGACTGATCGAACATCGGCTCACCATTTGAAAGTGTAATGTACGTCCACTTAGGATCCTTAGGATACGTAAAGTAGGTGCATCTTATGTCGTAATCATTTGCATCACTGATTGTGTCAGGATACAATACAATGGTAGATGTTCCTACTGCATTCTGCTCGTATGTATATACTGGGTACATCAACGATGGTCCAGTTAAGTTAGAGTCTGAAAGCATCATTATTCTTGCGTTAGAAACCTTCTCAGCTGTACCGATTCTACTGCCTAAATCATTAAGACAGTCTATCCTTAGTATCATATAGGCTTCACTTCCAGTCGTGTCGATTGATGGTGCAAGCCACTGATTTGCACTATAATTATCTAAATTTGATGTAACCAAGAAAGACTCAAGAGTCTCGGCTATTGGCTGCTCAATATCAGCGTAGTCAGTACCTGACATACGAGCATTCTCCATATTTATGGTCTTGTTATAGGAAGAGTAGTACTCCTCGTATATTTCCATCTGTGCCTGCTTGGCAAATAAGTTGAAATCAGCAGGTGTAATATAGCCGTAGTTATTCTTATTTATAACAGATAGAACTGTATTTCTAACTGAGTTTATCATATTAAAAACTTTTTACAAAGATAATAAAAAAAAGCACTCTGATTAGAGTGCCTTTAGCTTTCCTTAAGAACAAAAACAATTACGCAATAGCTATTCCAGAAACAGCAAACGGTAATAATGTAACATCGTAAGTTACTTTTGTCCATCCCTCGCCTAATGCTGCAACAACAGCCGCTTCAATAGCGTCTCTCTCTGTTTCAACACCAGCACCAGCAGTAGCGTGAGTGATAGTAACAACTTTACCTCCACCGTAAGTGATGGTAACAGTAGTAGTCGATGCTTGCTCGATAAGTTTAATGTCTGTAGCAGAAACAATTTGAAATTGTTCGTTAGTTACAGGAATACTTAAAAATTTTTCCATTTTTATCTTTTGTTTATGATTAATAATCTTTGCAAAGATACTAAAAAAATATTAATCTAAATGGCTCTCAAGCAGTCTAAGTGTCTCAATTCCATCATCTGACTTCAGGTGTGATGCCAAGATAAATAAATGGTTCTCACCGTAAGGAACTGTCAACAGTTTCTTCTTGTTTGTCTCTAGGTTAAAGTATACATCTCTACCTTTATTTTTAAGCCTCAACACATCCTGATCAAATAACTTAGCGCAGGTGTTTTGCAACTGTAACATTGGATCATTTAGCAACTCCATAAACTTATAAGGGTATGATCTTGCGTAAACAAGCACGTCTCTCTTAAGCTCAGCGGTTGACATCTTGTCAATCTTACCTCCTAATACAACTCTAGCAACAGCCTCAAGCATATCAACCGTAAGGTCTCTTGCTGCCAACTGTGCATCCAACTCTGTAGTTAATTTGTCAAACTGTGCAGACGCATCCTTCTCTGTATTTACTTCTTCAAATATCATTCCGTTTCCTGGGTGATACTCTAAGAATTTTTGTAGTACTGGATTTGTTTTTGATACACTTAGTGAACCATCAACAAATACAATAGGCTCTAAAATAGCAGAACCATCCTGCTCATCCTCGAAAGGTGTCTTCTGGTTTCTTGCATATCTAAGCGGTCTGTTTGATTTTCCGTCAAAGTAGTATAACGGACTTCTTGAAGTATTCTTCGATGTCAACATATATGACAACGGAGTGTTTCTTTTTTTTAATACGTAGATTCTATCTACTAATGCAGTTTCTTTGTTCATTTGATATAATTTAATTTGTTAAAAAAATAACAGGGAGAGTATCTCGTCTCCCTGTTAGGTATTTATTTATTACTAGCTATTAGCTTCGAATAAGAAGAAGTTGTTAGCACCTAAAGTACATAAAGCTCTTTCTGATAAGAAGTGTACCTCCATAGCATCTAAGCTAGAGTTAGAAGCACCACCAGCAGAACCAGTAATCCAAGTTTTGTAACGACGATCTTCTGTTTCAGAAGCTCTGTAACGTACGTGTAAGAATGGTCTCTTAGCGTTTTTACCTAATACTTGGTCATAAACAGTTGTAGATCCAGCTGGAACTAACACTCCGTTAATAGCACCACCAACTACTCCACCACGTGTAGCAGCATCGTTTAAGTATTTCCAGTCAGTCTTGTAGAAGTCGTAACCTCTTCTGAATCCTGTAAACCCTAAGTTCAAAGCCATATCCTTATCGTTATCGAACAAACCGTAAGATGTACCACCAGCTCCGTAAGAGTTTTGAGCAGCTAACATATCATCGATATCGAAAGAGAACTGACGGTTAACGAATAACACATTCTCTTGAATAGCACCTTGCTTGTCAAGACGTTGGATAATAGTATCGAAGTCAGACAATGTAGTTGGGTTACCACCACCCCATACGTTTCCTCTTTGAGAAACTGAGTAGAATAAACCTTCAGATCCTTTGTTACCAACATTACCTGTTGTAGCAGCAGCTCCTGAATTAGCTTCAGCTGGTACAGCCTCAATCATAGCTAACTCTAAGTAATCCTCAAATCTCAAACGAGTTTCGTGCTCTGATTTGATGTACCATAAGAAACCTGTAGCTCCGTTCTCAGAAGTAACCTCAACCCATCCGATTTGTGCCATATCTGAACCAGATACTGCATACTTATCTTTGATGATGATTGGGCTGTTCTCTAAGAACAAGTCATCAGCCTCTAAAGACTCTTCCATTCCTTCAGTTCCTTTTCTGAACTCTGAACCATAAACGAATGCAGTTACTGTATCTGTAGTTGCAAAAGTTTGACCACCAGCCTCGTAGTAAGCTACGTCAAAAGTTCCAGCAGTGTAATCAACATCAGTGATGATAGCCTTGTTAGATTTAGAAGCCTCATTGTTATCTGATAAGAAAACAGTTTGACCAATTCTAAAAGCAATTCCACCATTCCCTGGTACTAAAGTGTCACTCACTGTAATAGTAGCTGTATCAGAAGCTGCAGCAGCGTCAGAAGCACAGTTAACATATTTAGTGTGTAAACGACCTTGCTCTGCCCATTTGATAAGGTCAGAAATAGATGGCATCTCAGCTCCAACTGATCTTAAGAAAGATGCAACTGAACGATTACCATATCTTTCAAACTCTTTCTCGTAAGTATCTGGAAGATACTGATTCAAGAAGTCAAAGTTTGTGATGTAATTTGATGCAAGAGTTTTTCTCTCTGCTGAAGGCTGCAAATCAAAGCCTGGTGTAGATAATACTGACATTTTTTAATTTTTTAAGTGTTATTTTATACTTTTAAACTTAAGTCCACGACCACCACCATCGTCTATACTTTTCACTTTAACTCCTGATGAGCTGATAGATTGAGGAGATGTTCTAACCTCCATATCTATATTCTTTGTTTGTTTGGCGGTATCTAATAACGCCTCAGCTTTACCTTGCTCATAAAAGAACTTGG